GTACGAAAAGGACTATAATCTCTTGTAAGTTCACCATAGCTATTTGCTGTTGGCACATCAAGTGTTTCAATTAAAACTCTTCTATCTAATTGTCCAATTAGCATCATCTAACAACTTGCACTTTATAAGTATCTAATAAAAACTTTGCCGACATAGGCATCTCAGTTGTTGTGCGACCAGTTATAACTGACATTCTGTTCTCATACCAGTTTCCAAGAGTCAAAAGAATAGCTTGTTTTATAACATCTGGCACATCACTTGCAGTACCATAACCAACAGTATATCTACATTCAATAGCATCAATTCTATCAGCAATATTTGGAAAACTACCATCAACCACTAAATTAATTTGACATGGCTCATATTCTTTATTAACTACATAATTTGAACTTGCCCAAATTTGTTGTGCATTGTCAGAATCATAATATTTTATATGAGTAACAGCACTCACTTTGCTTTTAAATAATTCACTTAACTCTTTAAAATCAGAACAAGTTTGATTAACAACTGTATTAATAAAAAATCTATTTGTGTACTCTTCACTTACTTGAGTTGCAGCAACAATTAAATTAGTAATTAATGTATCATCTGTTGTTATATCCACTTTTAAATGCAATTTAGCTTCAGTTAAAGAAACTGGATAAGTAGATGCTGGAGTAATTACTTGATATGTTTTCATATTATTTAGTTATAAAAAAAGGGATGATGGTAATTCCACCACCCCTTTTTAAAAATTAATTATTGTTTACTATGCTTCTATCAAGTTAGAAAATGCAGCTCCATTTTGAACAGCATCACCATCTACTAAAGATGTTAAAACATATCTTGGCTGACCAGTTCCAGCTCCAGAGTATATGTCATAAATAACATCAAGACCTCCAAACTGTGCGATGTGTACTTTAGAGAAATCTCCAAATAATACAAAATCTTTAGTTGCAAAACCAGTTCCACCATTTCCAACATTTGCACTCATAAATGAGAAATATCCATTTACAGTTTTATCTCTCATATCATATAAAGGTGATACGTTAGAAACCATCTCAGCAGTTTTTATTGCTTTGTATGCAGTTGGATTCATTAAATAAGCCATTCTTGAGCCTTCTAATTGAACACCAGCTTCTAATACATCAGATTCTAAACTTATTGCAGTTCCTGCGGCAAAAGCAGCTGTTGATCCAGCATTTGCATCAGTAAAGATAGATGATGGAGCGTTATCGTCATCAGTTCCGCCAGTTAATAAAGCTTGTTCTAAAGTAGATGCAACTGATTGTGCCATATTTCTTCTTAAAGCAGCTTCAATAGATGCGTTTTGCATTACAGCCTCAGCTGATACGTTTACGATAGAAATACATTTCTTTGGGCTTAAAGTCAGAGATGTTGCAGTTCCATTTGCGTCTGGAGCAGTTCCACCAGTTTCAGCAACAAATCCAGAGTTGATTGATGAAAATACTGGGAATTTCATGTTGTTTACTCCAGAATAAAAATTAGCTCCAGCACTTGCTAAAACTAAGTTTGATTCTAATTGATCTGTCCATGACATTACTTGAGTTGCATTTCCAGCAGCAGTTCCAACAGCAGCTCTTGTTAATATGCTTGAAGGAATACCAATTCCCTTGTAAGATTGCCCAGTATATCTTGACTCATTTCTTGCTTCTTGGTCCATTTCTTTTACAAGCCCTTCAATTCTACCAGTTGCAGCTTGTGCTAAAGCATCTTGAAAAGAATAATCTCTTATTTCTTTTTCTTCTTTTGTGCTTGTAACTCCAGAAATAACAGCAGCATTTCTTTTTATTGTTTCCATTTTTTCAGCTCTTTCTATTTTAGCATCTAAATTGTCAACTTCTGTTAACAATCCATCTACTTGATTATTTTCCTCAGAAGATAAATCTCTTTCCTCAGTTGTAGCAACATCTTTAATGCTTTCCAACTGAGAAATAATATCAGATCTTTCCTCTTTTAATACGATTGATGTTTTCATTTTTTAATTATTTTAATTTATTTTCTCTTTTTTAATTCAATATTTAATGAGATAAGAGAGCCTCTCACTAAATTGTTTTCTTTTTCTTCAATTATTTCTTCTTTAGTTTCCTCAACTAAACTTTCTTGATATTCTTTTAATCCTCTTTTAGCAACTACTAAATCACTTTCAGCCATGTTGTAAGCTGGGTAAGTTACTGGAGAAACATCATAAAGTCTATCTATTTTTTTTATTGTTCTAATGTTATTTCCCTCATCATCAGTTGACCATTCATCTTCTGCAACAGTAAAAGCAAAAGAGCTTTGTGTTATATCACCACGCTTCATTGAGATAGCTAAATCTTTTCCATAAGATGTTTCTGGCATTTCAAATTCATACTTTAATCCTCTTTCATCAGCTGATAATTTTAATGTTCCAGATGTGCTTCTTGCAAGAATAAGATTTGGATCATGATTTATTAAACTACGAACATCAGAAGAGTTAATTAAATCTTCATTAAACACACCTCTTTCTACAAACTCATAGAATCCACCAAGATTATTTGATCTTGAATCATAAACACTTGCATATCCAACAACAACATCTTTACCATCATCTGTTGAATCAACTCTTGTTTCTACGTTAAAAATTCTTTTTTCCATATTATTATTATTTATATTTCTTACTCCTTTTTCTTCCTCTTCAATTATTTCTTTTCTTTTTCTTTCACTCCATTTAACCCCAGCATCTCCAGACCATAATGCCCAAGCTATTCTACCAGCACTTGGAAAACCATCTTCACCAGGATTAAATCCTTCACCTTGTTTATCTACTTCATGCCTTTTTAAATAGCTAAACATTCTTGTTACTCTATCTGGAGTTAATGAATTGTCAATTATCATATTGGCTGTTTTTAATCCAACCTCTGTTCCACCTCTTCCAAATTCAGCCCTCCATTCTTTTCCTTTCTTTGCCTCAGCAACCATTCCTTCTGTTGGAGTTAAATCTATGTCTGACAATGCTCTGTAATTACTATTGTCATCATCAGCTTGTTTTTTAGAATCATATTTACAAGCCCCACTTTCTCCCCACTTCCATTTGCCATTAGCACATTTAAGAGATGGCATCCTCTCCAATTTTATCTATTGTTGTCATATTCATTTGCATGAAATGTTTATCTCCACCCTCAATAGAATTTAAGTTTTCTTTTTGTCTTACTTCATTTATAGACATGTAACCATTTGTGATTGCTGTTTTATATGCCTCAGTTCTTGATTTTACATCTCCTCTTAACAATCCATTTACATTAAACTCCACAAATGTTTTACCCAACTCATTTGATCTAAACAATTTTAGATTCATCTCTTGCTCTATTCTTGTAATATAAGGCATCAATGTATATGTTACAAACTCTTGTGATTGCATTTCTATATTATTAAAACTTGATTTGCTTAAATCTTTTAACATATGTGGTGGCACATTAAATATTCTCGCAACCTCTTCAATACTAAATTGTCTTGAACTTAAAAACTGAGCTTGTTCTGGACTAATAGAAATTGGCTTAAATGTTAATCCTTCCTCTAATACAATTGTAGAATTACTGTTTTTTAATTTACCATAGTTATTATTAAAGCTTGTTTTTAGTCTTTGCAATGCTGTATCACTTAAAGCCCTATCAGTTTGTAATATTGAACTTGGCTTTGCACCATTAGAAAAGAATGTTGATCCAAACTCTTCTAAACTAACACCCCAGTTTAATGCTTTTGCACATTGGTCAATTGGACTTAATCCAGTAACACCATCATCAGTTATTGTTTTAAAATGTAAAACATCAGATGAATCTAAAACAGCTCCACCATCTATTTGATAAAAAAGCTCATTATTATTTACAACAACAGTTACATTACTTGGGCTTAAACATATTAATTGAACTGGTGTGCCAGAATTATTCCTTACAATTTGCACATAACTATTTCCTTCCGTACAAATACTTAACATTATAAACTCAAAAAATGTTATTTTATTTTGATAATAGTTTGGCTTAAATTTTACAAGATTATAAATTGGACTTTTATTGTCCTCTAATTTATCACCATTAGCTTGTTTAGAATAAACAGAAACTGGCAATGATGAAACAGATTCAGCAAGTAATCTTATTGCACACCAAACAGCTGTAAGTGTTAAAGCCTTATCAGTATCAAAAACATTTGCATCTGGAAAAATTGTGTTAAGAGATAAATCTCTTTTTTGAGTTTTAGGAGGAATGAATACGTTTGTTATTCTTTCGAGTAAAGTCAATGTGAAATTTTTATTTTCACAATAATACGATTATAAAAACTTATAAAAAAACAATGTGTGTGTTATTTATTAACATAATTATAAAACTATAACTTCTCTTGTATCATAAACACTATCACCACTTTCAGTTGTAAGATGACAACCTAAGGCCATCACCAAAGCAACTACTGGATCAACTTTTTCTTTAGATTTATTTTTAGCAATTTTAATATTACCAGCCGGATCTTCTTGCAAAGCCACATTACTCATACACCAATTCATGCATGGATTATTATTATGTATAATATTTTTAGCAAGTATTTCAGCCTCTAATGTTTTTGTAGGCATTGACATTGAAACAAATCCTTGTCCAAATGGATCAAGATTACAACCATCATTACCTAAATCCACAATAAGCTGTGATGCTCCCCATCTATCATAACACACACTTTGTATTCTATACTTTAAACTCAACTCATTTATCTTTGCTCTAATAAAACTATAATCAGCAACATCTCCACTTGTTGCATAAATGTGTTTATCTCTTAACCAAGAAACATAATCAACACCATCTCTTTCACTTCTTTTCTTTGCGTTTTCTTCTGGGATAAATATATAAGGAATAAAAACAAACTTGCCATCTACGTTAAACAGTAATACAAAAGCAGTTAAATCTCTGGTTGATGCTAAATCCAATCCACCCCAACATTCTTTGCCTTCTAATATTGAGTAATCAAAATCTTGATGACAAGCATCCCACTCACCAGATGTAAGCCAAGCACTATGTGAATCTGTCCATTGATTAAGCATTAGCCTTCTAAATGTGTTTTGATATGATGGAACATCAACAGCTCTTTGGCTTTCTCTTTGCATATATTCTTTTCTTAAACTAACACCATAATTTGGATTTGCTTTTTTCCATGTAGATTCCAAAGTAATATCATCATCATTTTCAGCTTCATATATTACAGTATAAAATGAATCATCTTTTATAGTTCCTTCATTTACTTTTTTAGCATAAGAATATATTTCATAACAAATTGATTGCTTATCATAACCAGCTGTTGTAATTGCAATTGTCAATGGCTGCCTTCTTGAGCCAGTTGATGTTGTTAGTGTATCCCACAAATCTCTATTTGGCTGTGTGTGTAATTCATCAAAAACAATGCACTGGGCATTAAATCCATGCTTGGTTTTAGAATCAGAACTAATTGCTTGATAATAATTTCCTTTTGATTCATTGACAATTGAGTTTCTAAATACCTTGCCTCTTTCAGATAATTCTGGGCTTTGTAAAATCATTCCTTTGGCTATCTCAAAAACTATTCCAGCTTGTTGCCTATCACCAGCAGCACTATAAACTTCGCTGCCTCTTTCCTCATCAGCAAATAACATATACAAACCAATAGCAGCACACAAAGTTGATTTACCATTTTTTCTTGGGACTTCAATAAATACTGTTCTATATTTTCTGAGATTTGTTTCTTTATTTTTCCAGCCAAATATGTCGCCAACAATTTTACTTTGCCACTCTTCTAATTTTAAAGGCTTTCCAGTAAGTTCTCCTTTTGTATGTGTTACAAATGTTTCAATAAAACCAATAGCTTTATTTGCTGCCTTATCATCAAAGTAAAACTTAGTCAAAGTAATTATTTATTTGTGTATTGTTTGTTGTTACTGGAGCTGATATGTTGGCTCTTGCAACTGGAGTTAATCCAAATTGTGCTGCTAATTTTAAAGCATTATTTAAAGCATCATTTTTCATTTTTACATAAGGCTTTGCTTGACTTCTAATTATATCACCATTAGTATTTTTAAAAATATCTACTCTTCCGTTTTTTCTAAGTTCAGATTCACACTCAATATATAAAGCCATCTCATTGCAGTAACTTTCAATTAATCTAAGATCAATGTGATGCAGCATTTTTAAATTAAATAATTGTGATGTAACTTTATACCATTCCTCAACTCCAATTGTTGAAAGTAGTTCTGGAGCTTCTGGCAATTGACTAACTAAATCAACTTGCATTTCATTATCTAAAACTCTATCTGCTCTTGCAGTTCCTTGCATTTCCTTTAATACTGTAGGCGTTTTTTTTCTGCCTTTTCCCATTACTTCTTTTTTAGTGTTGGCTCAGTTCTTATTAGTGTAGGAAAGCCACCAAATTCTTTTTCAGCCTCTACGCAATAGTCATTACACTTTACGCATTTCGCTTCTCTTGTTCTAACTTTTCCATCAACAATTTCCAAAGTTGCTTTCTCAATTTTTTTTTCAATTTTACATTTTTTACAATAATATATAAACATAATATTTGGTTTTAGTTTGAACTTAAACTGTTGATATACCTAAATATCTAATTTTGACAACGATATCGTTAAAG